CAATGTTCATCATGACCAGCGACTTGCCCGAACCTGATCCACCCGCAAAGATGTTTAGTTCACCTCTTGAGAATCCACCATACAACAACCTATCCAATTGCGGCCAGCCTGTTGAAACTTGCCCACCCGAATTGAAGTATTTCTCAATGCGACCTTTGGGGTCAGCAAAATAGTCTGTGCCCATGTCCTTGGTCAAACTAATTTGCACAGCATCTTTGATGAGTTTTTCTACAGGGTCAAACTCACCTTTTTCCAACAAGTCTGCGGCTTTTAAAATAGCACGTTCTAATTCTTGTCGTTTGGTAAATGATTCAAACTCACTCATGAACCACTCATAGTGTCCTTCGTTGAGCTCGGGCACTGCTTGTAAATTTACTCCACAAGTTGCAGTGATTTGGCTCCTGTCTGGCAGGGTTTTGTATTTGTCACTGTGTTCTTTTATAAAATCAGCCGCTGGCCTAAGACTTTTATCAAAGTTTTGCGGGTTGTAAATGTTTTGAACACGCACATAGCTCGATGCGTCCTCCACCATCATTTCAAGGAATAGTCGTTGGACATCAAGTCCGTATTCTTTTAACAAGTTGTTTTTTCCTTATTTCAATTTTAATTTTACTAGTTTCTCTAGCCTGCATTATAGTTAGCAAGGCTCCAAATCTTCCGTACTCAATCACTGCATCGTTGACGTCTTTGATATGTTGAGGCCAATCGGGGATACTCACTGCCCATCCAAGTTCCACGGCACGGTCAATTAATTCTAGTCCAGCCAGGTCCTGATCAGGCACAACAGTGACTTCTCGACCTAGACTACGAATTAATCTTGCTTGTGCATCGCTGATGGAATTATGCATCACAGCAAGTCCACCAATACTAAGTGCATCAAATATACCTTCGGTGACAATCACCGACTGCCAATTATTATGTTGCAAATCTGTGCCAAACACATAACCCGGTTGGCTGTCACTGATAAACTTAGGTTGTTTGTTGTCAAGAAACCTACAGGTGTAACCCACAATCCGGTCATTATAGGTAAATGGAATTATCACGTGCGGCCTGGTCCAATGGACACCGTCGTTTTGTAATTGCACCATGACAGGAAAGTCTTTGGGTACCTGTCGATGACGTACATAGTCCCTGTAATCGCCCTCATCTGCTAACAACTCTGCAAACGGCGGCAAGTCACGCTCTTCAAAATCAATTGCACTTATTGTGTTAAATGTCCGTTGACGATCTTCAAGGATGCCATGAATATTGCGATGCCTTAGACTTTCCAAGTTGATATAATCAACATCTGAATCAGACACACCCATCCAACTCAAGAGCCTGCGGGCTTTGAATGTCAGTTGACGGCCAAGGATAAAGCTGGCAGTGTATCCACAGTTGAAACAGTGATAGCTCCAACCTTGGTCAGTGACTTTGATGCCACCCCGGCCTCGTTTGTCTAAACTAGCACCATTGTGTTGGCAACAAATGGCATTAAAGCTTATCCAGCCCGACGGTGTTTGTTTTCTTTTAGCGGGTAGATAAGAAAGAACATCTAGCATCCATTTATTATAGCATCATCAATGTGAGAAATCAAGTAGTCACGGATAATCTCATGTCCTATTTCGTTGGGATGGCCGCCAGATTTAAAAATGGGGTGGTCTCCAGATTTAAAAATTGGTAATTTAGATTTGGATTGTCTGAGAATGTCTTTAAGACAGTTAGATGATGTAATTAATCCCTGCGCCTGTACTGTCACAGGAGGTGTAAAAATAGAAAACTGAATAACCGGCATCTTTCTAATTGCATATTGCCCGTGAAAAAATTCCACACTTTGTTTAAAGTTCAAAATTTCTAACTCTCGACTATCAGTTAATGCCATATGTTGCTTGATCATGTTTGTCCAAGCATCTCCTCGACTGTTGTTACCGCTGTGTATCCAATTGCCGTGCACAAACTTATTCCATGGAGGATCACCGGCATAACTGACATGATTTGGATTGTAAAAACTTTGTCGATTGGCATCAGTGTGCCCAACTAATATCAACGTGTCGTCAACGTCGTCGCTATTTTCTAGCCACCAAAGATAACACCAAATTGCACTTTGTAGGCTGCTACCCGGCCAGCCAAAATTAACAGTGGGTACATTATAATGCTGACCCAATAATCCTAAAAAACAATGGCTTTCACGGTATTCAGTGTTTTCCATCATTACTGGATGTACCTGTGGATGATCAACTAAATCCGGGGACAACAATTCATCGCCCCACATCCAGGAATCGCCAAAACCTACAATTTTTTTAAATGTCATCGATAAGAAATTAACTCAACATTGCCGTTGCTTACACCTAGCTCTACTCTGAGATAAGGGTGGAACCCTTGTACATTTATGCCTCGACGTTCAGTGGCATGTGTAAAATCAATCGACGTAACTGTGTTGCCGGTTTGCAGATCTTCAAAAGGTATCGAGTACCATTCCACAGTGTTGGCAGTGGCGTCTGTTGCACCCTGGACGGATACATGGCCAGTAAAATCCAAACTGTCTAGTTGCATTGTAGTGAGTTGAGATCCATTGGTTGTCAGTGTGCTGGAATAATAAATGCTGGAGTCGGGGGCTTGACTGGGAATGGTCAGTAATTGGCTGGCTACAAATGCAGGGAATACGCTGTCTACTATTTCAATGTCGCCACGGGCATTGCTGTAGTCGTCGGTTAGTACTGCTTGATTTAGCACACCTGAGCTGACTTCCAAACTCCAACTAGCAGGCTGGGCCTCCATGTGCGTGGTTTCTGCCGCAGTAATAGTGACCTTTGCACGTCCAAGATTGTTGCTCAAACTAACAAGTTCTTTGGCTATGAGAAGATTTTCGCCATTTTGACTTATAATTCGAAACGTAAACGTTGCACCTGTAATGTTTACAGGTTTTTGATCTTGGTTCTGAAACTGAAACAGGATCACGTTATCTACACCTAGATTAAGTTTTAATTTTTTTGCGTACACTGGTTGCCACCTCCGGTCAAAATAGGCACCCGTGACGTCTACCAATAATACCGTCTGGATTTGTTGATATAAATAGGCTGTGGTTGAATACATAACGATAACGAGTTCCTTGAATATTTATGGGTGAAAACATCTTCCGTATTCTTACCAAACGATATCCTTTTATCACCTTGTGTGTGTATGCAGGGGTAGAATACGTTGGTATAATACAAAATCAAGACATTACTGTCACAACTATATATGATTTTGGCAGTATAATAGATCGAGAAGAAAAGCAAAAATTTCTCGACTTAGCCACCGCCTGGTGGTGGGAAAGCAATCGTAGTATTCCCATTAATATTTTCCTAAAAAAAGAATGGGAAATGTTTAAACCCTATCTAAAAACATTCAGCAACAAGGACTTGGAAATATTACACGGGCCTGTTTGCAGTCTAGCAGACATTGGCAAAAAGAAATCCAAGAGAAAATCCATTGTCCTGGTTAGAAAAATTGACTAATCAGTCAATAAGGTTCATGTGTAGCACAACTAGCTGTGCATAACTCAATGCATGACTCTTCTTAAACACAAATCCCTGACTTGCGTCACCATCCCACACACTGGCAAATACATTCGCCCAGGGTTGGTTTTGTAAGTGTGCCTTGCCTGGACGAATAATGCTGATAAATGCTGCCATCCTGGGGATACTGTCTGGCTGCATTGACTTGAGTAAGTCTGTGTAGTTTCCTATGTGTGCTAACTGTTTGGACCATTCAGGATCCTTCCAAAGTCTTGACCAAGATGGCGCCTTGCTCAACATTGCTTGATAATGATCTTGATCACGTATCAATTGATACACGCTCATGTTTAAAAAGTCAATCTTGAAATACCCCCGTTGCTCTGCTTCCTTGTAGTCTATGCTGGCACACTTGAGAACTGGGTCATATGGAATGTCGGTTACGTACACGCCCGAAGTGTGTGGTCGATCTTGTCCCACTTGTCCAAGACGAGCCGGTATGTGTTTGATTAGACTCAATACAGTGTTTCGGTCTGCAAAGTCAATGTCAATGTCAGCATTCATTTATAAACTCAATTATTTGGTTGGTATCTTTGAACCAATGTTGTTTGTTCTCGGGCATGGTTTTATTGTACACTAATTCAAGTTGTGCGTCAATATAAGCTTCATCTAACACTGTTAATCCAGTTAGGTCAACATTGTTGTGTTCATCAATGTGTTTGAGAATTGTTTCACACCTCTCCCGACTCTGTGCAAACGGTTGTCGCTGTAAAAACTGGGCATGGAGTTGTCTAATTTGGTCCAAGTCAACGCTGTCAACTCCTGTCCACTTGGAAATTGAGTCAATCTCAGCAACAAACAAATCGGGCACATAAAAAGCATGGAATGGAAAATGATAAACATCACAGCTTGCATCGTACTTCATCGATGCTTGTTGTTGCATGAGACCGTTCAACTCTGGCTGTTTAAATCCTATTTTAAAAAATTCACGCAACACAAATCTTGGGCAGTCAGGATTATCCTGATCTAATCTTAACACAGTTAACCCATGTACTTGCTCGCATTCATGCTTGATGTGTGGTGGAAGATTGTTGTAGTCATTGATATTTTTTATTGTTGGCCAAGTGCTGTCGGCCACAGCAGTGTAACTATGCACAACTTGATTATTGAAAAAGTTTGACAATATGTTGTCTAACATCCATGCATAATCTTTGTTGTTTAACTTGTAGTAGGTGTCTACTTCTAGTGTGTCGGGGTCAATGCCCAAGTCTGTGGCTCTAAGAAAACTAACTGACTGCAATGGTAAAAGATCCCGTGGTGTTATTTGCACAGATATAACCGCACAGTCCATCAATGGTTTATTGTACACACTGTAGTGATCACACCGAAATTTGGGGTCATCTAGATACTGTTTTTTGTGACTTGCACCAGCTGTGTTAAATGGATGCTTCGTCACTGTGGGTATATTGGCTATGAATTTATTACAAATAAATTCCAAAAAGTTACCATGACTGCCGGCAAGAAAATCAATACAAATCATCACCAACCTTTTGCTGTCAACGTGGCCTTGACATATTCAGCGTCTGCGGCATATTCGGTAAACTTCTTACCCCAAAAGTCTGTGTCAACAAAGGGCCATATAATTGACAACTGTTCTTGGTTTAATCTGGACAATAATTCTATGCCCGAATCTGTGTTATACAATACCCAGGCACTGATTCGGCCAGTTGTTATTGCATAGCAAATCTTGTTTTCGTTACCAAACCTCAAATAGTCATGTGCAGGGTTGTTGGTTTCTTCGTGCCATCTCAGTGCTTGCTCTTCAGCACGTGTCAGCGCATCTTTGATGTTTTCTTTTTTTAAATAATCCAGCAAGTATTCTAAATAAATGCTGTCTTTGCACCAATGGTCAATTTTCTTTTTGTTGGCTAATACCCAATCAACAAAACGCGGTACATTTATTGCTTTGATAGACTGACAATACCTACCAAAGTTTACAAATGCCTTGTATAGATTGCTTTTGGCAAAATCATCAAATGTTTTGAGCTTTGAACTTCCTTGTGCAAATTCATAGAATCGAAGATAAGCCTGAAGGCCTATCACAACACCGGGCTCATCTTTTTCTTGTTGGCGACGTTTTTGTTCACAGACGTGCACAACCAAACTTGTCTCTTTGACAAAAGACCTATCACAATGGGTGCATACAAAAGACATTATTTTAATTGATTTTTTAATTTCTAGAGAATCGACTAAAAACTGATGTGTCATTCATTGATTCCTGCGGCCTTGAGATATTCGGTTATTTCTTTTTTAGTAATTAATTTACTCAACAATTCAATTTCATCTAGTTTTTTAGTAGGGTGCAATTTCATTAGCAATTTTTTTACATCATTACTGCCTTTTTCCTTGGGCTTGGGTTTGATCCATATATGATCGTGCATCCCGGTTCCCGGACTCACTGCTGATGCTAAAAGCCACTGTAATTTAGGATGTTTGTTAATTGTAAAAAAATCTCGATTTACATAATGATTGCAACTTTGTACATAGTATTCTTGCAAGTCCCTGGGTCCGACTACTGCGCTACTCCACCGTATCATTAGATAGGGAGAAAACTTTTTTCTCTCTTCGTCATCAAGACTGTCATAAAACTTTCTGTCTTTGCGATCAAGACAACGCATTTCGTTTTTAATATGTAATTTTTCAGTCATGTTCGGTTGCGCAAGGTCACGCTTATAATATTAATGTTGTCTCGAACTTTGGTAAGTTCTTTTTTTAAACGTTTGAGTTCGTCAGACTGATTTTGAACAATGTCCTCTAGTACACTTATACGCTGTTGCATTTTTGATACTTCTCCATTGGTTAGTTCCTCAGGGGACTTGACTTCTCGTTCGGTGTGATTGTATTGTGTTGACATTTACCAGGCCTTGTTGTAATCGACTATTTCGCAATTTCTACTTATATCTTTTACAAAATAAACACATTCTGGCTTTAGATCATTGTTAAGCGGCACACACAGCATTTGTCCGTTCTTGAGTTTGGGAGCATACCATGTTACTTCGTGATACACGTCTACAATTTCAATGTCAGGGAAACTGGGTCTAAAACTGCTGAGTGGATTAAACTGAAATACTTTAAATCCTCGGTCATTGATACTAGTCAATGGCAACACTTCTAGATCCCCAACATCGGGTTCGCCAATCAATATCTGCCAGTCCATGGGCATGCGAATAACATACTCACCTATTTTTAATACCAATGCCGGAGAATTGAATGACTCAAGAAAGATCAATGGGATGTAATGGTAGTCTGGATCTGCTGGATTAGAATTATCTAATATAGCAAAACGCATGTCATCCACTTCTTCCGGAAGTGTTTCTAAATCATAAGATTTGTTGTCAAGTGTAAGTATTTTCATAAAACTATTATATATTATTATTCTAACTAGAGCAACCTTTAGTTAAATTTTCATCCATTCCAGCTTTTCTTGTGAGAAAGGATAGTTGGCTTCTTTGTAGAACTGTTTGCGCTTGGTTAGGTGCCGCTTGGCAAACTTGCAAGTACTTGTTACATCCCAAATCTGTACATGATCCTTGTCCTCGGCCTTGCGTATTCCTCGACCAATACTTTGGATTACCCGTACAAAGCTTTTGCCTGGTTCAATCAGCACCAGGTTAAAAATGCGTGGTATGTTGATGCCCACGGCAGCCACACCATAAGTGGCCACAATGATTTTATCCACAGCATCAGCAACTTCATCGTACTCGGTTTGTCTATCTTTGGCCTTGGTTGCTCCAGACACAAACACACTCTTGTCACCAAGACGTTCCACCAGCTGGCGGCCGCATTCAGTTCTATCAACTAACACAAGAGTATTACCAGTTTCGTTTACCTTGCGTATCAAATCAGCCATGGTGTCCAAGCGGCCCGATTCTTCTAACAAGTATTTCAATTCACTTTGATAGTTGTTATACTCAACATGGTCTACCAATTGCACCACATTCACGTGACATTGCGCCAACACTCCCCGATCCTGCAATTCTGCCGCGGCAAGTTTGCTTATAACCGGGCCTATACTTACATGCAGGCTTTGTGATTCAAACAGCTCTTTGGGTATGGTTCCAGTCAAACCCCATCGAATAGGCACTTGCGCCATGACCCCGGTCAACAAGGTTTTCAATGCCTCGGCTTTGGCCATGTGCACTTCATCAACTATGACACACACCACGCCTTCAAGGAAATCTTGTATGGTACCACTGCCAACTCCAGCTTTGGTATTCTTTAATAGTATGTTTAAACTTTGCCAAGTGCATATGGTATGTGTCTTGCCAAACTCTTTGCGATCACCAAAATATACTCCAACGTCAAGCCCCAAATTGACATAGTCTTTTTCTGTTTGAGTCACCAAACTCTTGTTGGGCACAATGACAATTGAACGGCCATATGGTTGTATGTTCCAACTCATGGCTGCTGTCATGATAGTCTTGCCTGCGCCTGTGGCCACTTCCTGCAGGCATTGAGGATTCTTTAAAAAGTTGTTGATGATCTCTACTTGGTAGTCTCGTAACACAATGGGTTGCCCCTCTTGTGGGTGTCCTTTGGGCCATAGTGTGCCAGCAAAGGTGTCTTCCCGCATCTCGGCAAACTCAAATGTAGTTGAATACTCACGTTGGTCATCCAATTCAACATCGTAGTTGTATTCTTCCAGCATGGGCAAGAGTTCAGGCAACAAGTTTACATATGTGCTGCCACCAAGTTGAAAAAAGCTTACTTTGCCATCCCACCGACCCAACCTAACTGCTGGCAAGTACCTAGCATAGGGAATATCATACTTGAATTTGTTTACTAATCGCCGACGCATGTCAAGGTCTAAGCCTTCAATTTTGATATTGACTTCGTCTTTGATGACCACTACTGCTTGTTTCATTTTAGTTCTACCTTGGCAACATATTGATGTTGCTTAATTTGATTAATCACTGCATCAGCATCCTGGTAGGACAACTGGGCCACCTTGTAACGCAATGGCAATGCCATGACATGATCTCTGGATTCAACGCCTAGTGATTTAAAATAATCATGGTGTTGTTGATAATATGCGTTGACCAATTTTAATTCTTGGTCAGAGTCTGCGGTTGATGTTGCATAAAAGTACACTACAAAATCACTGCTGTAGTGTTGGAATGGTTTAAATGCATCACTGCCAATGTACTCATCGTTGTCCTGGGCCATTTCCAACAATGTTTTGCCTATCTCTACATAGTTAAGATAAACTCCGCCGAACTCTATATTTAACTTACCATGTTGTTTCATCAAGTCTTGGTCAAGTGTTAATTCTTTGGGTTGACCAAACCAAGTACATACAAATCTAGGTCGGTTGGTACGCAAGTTCTCACAACGGTGTACAGATATGTTTAATTGGCTTAGAGCTTGTTGTACAACTATCGGAGCACGGACAAACCATTCATGAGTTTGATGATCCAACAGCCCGTGATATACTTCAAAAATATGATGTAGGTAATTTAAAAAATCCTGATCAAACACTGATGTGAATGGTCTGGTTATTATAAAATCATGCTGATTGATGATGTCAATGCATTGTTTGATTTGTTGTTCAGCTAAGTTGGCTTCCTGTGTCGGGGAATTGAATCCATAAAATCTCTTAGCATCATCCATTGGCCACTGCACTCTTTTTTCCATGCGTTGTAGCCATA